GGCAAGAATTATCGACGCAGAAAGTGCAAGAAGTGCGATAAGGAGTTCTCTACTCTCGAGCTGTATCTTCAGGATGCAAAAGATCTCCAGGCTGGAGAAGAGGGCTTTACTGACAGGTTCACAGACAGCCGACCAACCAACGGTCCTCTTATCGACATTGAAGATGAACTTGAGAAGATGCTGCAACCATCCATCGCGTCGATAAATGCGGTCCTTGTTCCCGGCAGTCAAGTCTCTCGTCAACGGGTGGAGACTGCGAAATGGGTCATTCAAGACCGACGTGAACAGCGCAAAATGAAATCTGCGGAACAGGAAGGCGCAGAAGATGAGCAGTTGGGCAACCTCCTTCGTCTGGTGTCCGAGTGAGTCGCCCCCTTCCCGAACCAGAGTACCGGCTTCAAGTCGCAATCTTGAACCGCGAAGTCTACAGGCTTGCAGATCGTGCCGGTGTCTTTAGCTCTGCAAAGAAATACCGTCCTGAATGGTCGTTTCAAGACACAGAGCAAGAACTCATCGCCTACTTGCTTCACCTGACAAAGAACACCAAGTCAGGATGGAACCCTAAGAGGGGTGCTTTCTCGACTTGGGTGACGCTCGCAGCGACAGGATGGGTCTGCAAGTTGGGGCGCCGTAAGAGCGATCCAGCGAGCCCAGGATGCGAGGATGACGAGGACTGGACCGATACCTCTGGCACTCCCGAAGACCAGCTAGAGGCGAAGCAGACAGCCCAGGAGGCCCTTCGTGGTCGCACCCAATAAGTCAGTAAAGAAGGTAGATCCTCCCGCTGTCTGGAACGGGGTTTCTATGCGCAGCTTTTCCAAGCTGCTACATATCGTGGATAAAGTCACTGGTGACCTTGTTCCGTTCAGACCCTCCCCTGAGCAAGAGAAGATCTGGGCTGCGCTGGATCACTCGCCAGAAGCCAAGGTCATCGTCCGCAAGGCACGGCAGATTGGCGCCTCTACAGCAGGTCGCGCCTACTTCTTGCGGGAGCTTCTTCGCACTCCGGTCCCGCATACCTACGTCTGCGTCGCGCATGTTTCGGCAGTCTCAGCCGAGTTGCGTAAGTTGGACGCTATGTGGACAACACAACTTGGGAAGCTGAATCCTCTTCTTGCGCGTAAGCTAAAGAAGTCCAGTGTCGGAAGAACTGAACTCAAAGACACGGGTGCAAGCTCCATCAGCGCAACTGCGGGCCACACAGACGGCGTGCGAGGCATGGTCTTCCGTGGCGCCCATCTCAGCGAGATTGCGTACTACAACGACCCGGTAGGGATGCTGATGGCCCTCGGAGGTCTGCGCGGTCGCGTGCTCATCGAGTCCACGCCGAACCGTCCCTTCGACAAGTTTCATGAGCTTTGCAGCAAGGCTAAGCCCTGGGATCCTAATGACCCGCCTGAGCCCGGAGAATGGTGCATCGTTGACGTGTGGTGGCACGCGTCGCCCGCGCATCGCCTTGCTGTCCCTGTAGGGTGGGAGCCTACACCGGAAGAGAAAGAACTCGCAGAAGAACTGAACCTTGATCATGAGCAGCTAAACTGGCGCAGAGCGAAGATCGCTGAGTTCTCGGAGGCAGGTGAGCCGGGCAACTTCCGCTTCCGCGTGGACTACCCCGCGAAGCCCTCTGAGTGCTTCCTTGCTCGCTCAGGTTCTTGGTATGAGCCCGATGAGATCGGCCAAGTCGCGGCAAAGGTCTCTTCTGCCCCCGACCGTCTCTGCATCCTCGAGCATCCGAAAGAGCATGAGGGCTACTGCATCGGCGTGGACATTGGTGGAGGCGTCCGCAACGACTACAGCACCATCGTCGTGTACTCTGTTACTCTGCAAACAGTTGTGGCCACTTTCCGGTCGAATCAAATCAAGCCGCTAGATTTTGCCAGAAAGATAGTTGAAGTCGCAACCAAGTACAATAATGCCTTTGTACTTGTAGAGTCCAACTCTTTTGGCGGTCCTGTTATCGACCGAATGAAAGAGGTGGGATACCGCAACTTGTGGCATCGAGACTACAAGCCCTGGGTCACGAGTGAGGGGACAAAGCAGGAAGCCCATGCCGCGCTTAGAGCGTTGATTGCAAACGGCTTGCTCGTTGCAACCTGTCAGTCAAGCTACATGGAGTTGGCCGCCCTCTGCGTCCCGCAAGGCAAGCGGAACCCCGAAGCGCCTGCGGGGATGAACGACGACTTAGCGATGGCCCACGCTCTCGGGGCTGTAGCTCTACGGGATGCCCCACCTTCTCACCGCAAGGTTCACCTGACGCCCCATCAACGCACCGTCCGAGTCCGCGCTTTGCGTGGGTTACACTCTGTCTGAGGAATTTTCCCCATGCCCATGACCCCGCAAACATTCAAGCTAGTGTACGAAGCCCACCGGGAATACTGGTCAGGTCGTACCGATGAACTAAAGAACGACTTGAATCTCTACAGGAATAGCGGCGATGGAACTCCGGTTCCTGTCGCGTTTCAAATGGTAGAATCTCTTGTCGGCTCTTTGTTCCTGCGGGCACCGGCAGTCATCGGCACCCCCGGTGTCTATGGCGAGGGCAGCCCTGAGCTTGCCGCAGCTTGCGCGAATGAAATCTTGCGTAAGTCTTCTGCGAGCATTGAGAACGCGGTAAAGAGTTCTCTGGTGTTCCCAGGTGCCTACCTTGTCGTCGTACCGGTCAAGGCGCGCAACCCCATGGACCGCGTTCGCGTGCTCCCTGCGCACACTTGGAGAGTCATCCGCGATGCTGACGCGCTGGACTGGGGAAGCTCCCGCTATGTCGGGCTGCTGACTGAGATCCCGCTTGACCAAGCCCTGCAAGACTACAGTGGAACTTCCATCGGCGACTGGATGGCGCATCCGAAGACCGAGACCTGGGACTTGTCGAGCAACGGACTTTCTCCGGCGGATGAGAAGTACGTCACCGTGGTCGATGTATGGCTGCCTCTCGAGGGCAAGCAGGTTGTCTGGTCTCCTGACTTTGTGGGGGATGGCTGGGTCTACGAGGGAGAGGAGATTCAGGTAGGCGGACGGGTAGAAGATCAAGAAGGGCAGAATGACGCGGAGGTAGAGCGCATCGACGGGATGCTTTACTCATCTTCTGGCAGTCCGCTCATCCCCATCATCCCGCTGAACTTCAACCCGGACCCGCTTGACCCCCAAGCCTCCTTGTCGTTCATCGGTGTAAATCGTCCGCAGTTGCAGTCTTTGAACGATGTGTCTTCGGTCCAAGACGTTATGGCCAAGAAGGCCCGTCGTCTTTATATGTGCAGCCCTGACACCCTTGATGAAGCAAGCAGGCTGGCGCTCGAAGGTGGCGAGGATTCAACGGTCATCACGCCGCAGACAATGGGCGACGTTCCGCTGGGTGAAGCCCTTGTCCCGCTCCCCCTTCTTCCGGTCCCGGCTGACGTGCCGAACTACAAGGCGGCACTTCTTCAAGATCTCGAGAAGGCGTCGATGATGCCAGGGTTCACGCTGGGTCAGGCATCGAAGGCGACCGCAACCGAGATCTCCCAGCTTGCAGCTTACGCAGACACCAAGCTCGGCAAGATGGCAAGCACTCTGGCACAGGCCGTCGCTCAAGCCGCTGAGTGCGCGGTGGCTCTTCTTCGCGTCATGCTCGGGGATGACATTGAGGCTGTCTCCCTTCCCCGCCCTCTCGGCCCCAAGCTCTTGTCAGCGAAGGACTTGGAAGGCGACTACAGCTTTGTGGCCGTAGACGGCGCCAACACCCCGGCGTCCATCTACCAGCAGCGGCAGGACTTGGAGCGGCTGGCTCCCCTTCTGGCGAGCCTTGGTGTTCCTCCGCGTGCGATTCTTTCGGCGATGGTAAGAGGGTACAATCTTCCTGAAGACTTCCTTACAACGCCGGAAGCTCCCATCATCCCTAACCCCAAAGAAGAGGTGCCCCTTGATGCAGAAGTCCAGTAAGAACATGCCCGACGCCAAGCTGCCGGATGACCTTCTTGAAGCCGCCGCGGAAGCTGACGCCGAAGTGGTGGATGACCTACTGGAGAAGCTCGGCCCGGTCATGGACGGCATGAAGCCGGCTGAGCGCAAGGCCCTGGAGTCCGCTGCGCTTGCTCTGGCTTCCAAGATCGTCGGAGAGGCGATCCCGGCTGACCAGACCATGCAGGCTTTCGCCGTGGCCCTGACTTCGATGAACGCTTTTCGGCAGTCTCTAGGTGAGTCGGAGATTGACCCTGAAGCCATCAACCCGATGATGCTTACCTCGATGATTGAGGACTTGATTCGTGATGAGGACTTCTTTGAGTTTATCGAAGGAGACGTAGATGTAGAAGAGGAGAAGATGGATGAGGAGAATATGGAGGAAGAGGAAGAGTCAGTAGTAGAGTCTCCGAAGTCCATGATGAACCGCCGCTCAACCCTAATGGGAGCCATGTAAGCCATGCTGCGCAACGGACCCGACATCCTCGCCCTCGCGGCAGATATGCCCGAACCCGCGACTTCCGAAGACACCACTACCGTTGAGGCTGTAGAGCCTGAAGTGGAGTCCGAGGAAGTAGGGTCCGAGCCTGAAGCCGCACCCGCTCCTGAACCCGTCCCCGCACCTGTGCCGAGCACTAAGCTCGGCTGGGCTGCATCCCTGAAGGCCCTGGAAGACGCAGGACAGTCTGAGCTTGCTGCTCATGCCAAGCGGATTCAGGCCGACGCTACGCGCAAGGCGCAGGAAGCCGCGCAAGTCCGGCAAGAGGCCGCAGCGATGCTGGCTGAGGTCCGCGCGCTCAAGGCAAGCCTCACGGCTCCGGCGCAGGCTCCAGAGGATGCGGGGGCCATCGACCCGTGGGACGCCAACGCCCTACGCGCTATGGCCCAACGTGAGGCGAGGGCTCTTCTCGAGGCTGAGCTTGCCCCGATGCGCGCTGCGCGTGAAGCGGAGGCCAAGGCACAGGCGACCGCCCGCAAAGAGGCTGAGCTTGATAGCTGGATCGACGCTCATCCTGATTTCGCGGCTGATGAAAGCCTGCAAGCTGAAGTCGCTGAGTTAATTCAGCAGACTCAGGCTAAGGGACGTTTTATCCATCTTGATGACGCCTACACGGTCATCACGTCCCGGCGTGTAGCTGCGGAGGCTGCCCGTCTTCAGGCTGAGTCTAAGGCCCGCGCTGAAGCCAAGGCCAAGGCGGTCTCTAAGACGCAGGCTGCTAACAAGGGCATCGGGGTAGCCTCGGCACCGCGTAAGCCTGCAAGCGCCCTGTCCGCAGCAGAAATCATGGCGCTTGCTCGGCAGGGCTAAACTCCCTGGTTATCGTTCGAAGTAGCACGCCCCGTCTTCGCGGATCCCGTGCCAGCATGGCCCTCCCCACGTTGGGAACCCGCCGAAGACAGTCAATCGTTCGTGTTCCCAACCCGTTTGAGGTGTCATCATGCCTACGCCGATCTCGTCTATCGCCAACCGAGTCCTCCCCCTGCTCATCGCGCAGGCTGAGGACTCGACTTTCGCTGCAAACAACGTCCTTCGTGCCTTCGGTGCTGCCCCGAACAGCATCAAGGTCATCAAGGGTGGTGGCGAGTCCATCATCCAGCCCGTGTCTCTCGGCTACCACTCCCAGGCCACTGAGATCCTGACCGGCGCGGATGCCTACGCCGATCTCGACACGACCGTTGGTCTGATCGAGAAGAAGGCTGTCGCCGATTACGCTGAGTTCTTCCAGCCGATTCGTATCAGCGAGAGCGAACTCAACGCTATGTCGAGCGAGGGTGCGGTTGACTTCCTTCAGGATCGCGTGACCAACGTGATCGAGGATATGGCCGACCGGATCAGCCTGAGCGTGCTTCAGGGTGCCGCGGCTCCCGCCGCCCGCCGGTTCTCCAGCCTCGAGAGCCTGAACGGCATCGGTAGCGTGACCGGCTGGTTCCAGGGTGTCGCCCGCGCCTCGCAGACCAACACCGTTCTTGGCCTCTCGCAGACCGCCTTCCGTGACTTCGGCTGGTTTAGCCAGTTCGACAGCGCAGGTGGCACTCTGACCGAGAACGACGTTCGCAATGTCATGACTGGCGCCCGCGCTCAGTCCGGCATGAACCCCGACGCCGCCATCGTTTCGGAGGAGTTCTTCAACAAGCTGGCGAACTTGGTGGATAACAAGATCCAGTACCTTAGCCTCGAGAAGCTGGGCTTCGGTACGCTTCAGCAGGAGATCCCGGTCTACAACGGCTGCGCTCTCTTCGTTGACTCGCGCATGGGCTTTGACGCGGACGGGTCCGGTGTGGGAACCGACGTGATTGACGCCTACTTCCTGACCACCAAGTACCTGCGTGTGAACGTCGCGACCTTCCAGGGTGGCGGTGTGGCCGCAGCCCGCAAGAAGCTCGGTGTGAACAACGGCCCCGCCCTGATCTCGGTGTCCGAGTTCGTGCGTGACCCCCGCGCTCCTGTCTACGTCGCGACTGTGAGCGCCAAGCTCCAGCTCACGACCAGCCGCCTCAACGCTCACGGCGTCCTGCTCAACTCCTGATCCTGACCCTTCAAGATTGAGGTGAATCAAATGTATAACCTTCCTCTGCTGACCGCTGAAGGCGGTATCTCCCCGGCCCTCGATGCCCGGAGCTTCACGATGCTTGCCGGCGGCACAATCACCGCTGGTGACGCCGTGGCCTTCGACCTGACTCAGACCGCCGCGAACCGCGCTGCCGTCGTGGTAGAGGCTCCGGCTAATGCCGGTGCCCTCGCCATTGGCATCGCTCTCGCTTCGGCCGTCGCCGGTCAGACCGTCCCCGTTGGCATCGCCGGCTACATCCCCAATGTCGACTGTGAGACCGGCGTTGTCGCGGGTCAGGGCGTGTTTGTCGGCACCACCGCCGGTCGTCTCGCGGGTCTTCAGAACGCTGCTACCTCCACCCAGGCCGTGTTCATCAGCGCCCCGGTCACCGGTACTGGCGCTGCTCAGAACACCGCGCATGGTCTCGGCGTCGTTCCTGACCTCGTGATCGCGATCCCTGACGACCTGACCCCGGCTACCACCGGAGCCTACGCGGTCACCACGGGCGCCCACACGTCGACCAACGCCATCTTCACCGTGACCACAGGCAAGGTCTACCGTGTCGTGGCGATGCGCTTCGCAACCTCGACCAAGCAGCTTGGCGCGGGTGGCAACGGTGCGATGGGCGTGGCGATGACCAACGAGGCCGCAAACAAGTGCGACGTGTTCCTCTTCGGTCGCATCGGGGGCTGATTTTCCCCCGGTAAGGACTTAGGCCCCTTGTAGGTTACGATGCCTACAGGGGGCCTTCGCATGTCTACTCTCGCCGATCTCCGCGCTGCCGTTGCCGCGAACCTGAACTTCGACCCTGACAATGAGACCTATGAATCCGACTTGGATGGGATCATCAACCGAGCGCAGACAAAGGTACTTGGTTCTCACCGTTGGTCTTTCGCGCAGAGAGACACTATCGTTAGAGTCTTTCCCGACTACACCGAAGTTGGCATCCCGGTCATTCTCGGGCAAGACTTCGTTGACCTGTCCCTCATTCCAGCGGACTTCCGTAGGGCCATTGACGGGCACACACTATTCCTGACTTCTTCTACCAATATCCAGAGTCAGACCTACAACATCAGCTTTGCAGACTTGGCAGGTATTCGAGTCTACCTGACCACCCCGATCACTCAGGCAACCGGCACCTACACGGTCACAGTGCAGTATCGGGAGATTGCCCTTCCCGCTGACACTGCAAGCGTGGAGGGTCTTCTTGACTTGTCGGTAGGCATCCCCGAGCCGCAGCGCGCGATGACCAAGCTCAACCGGGATGCAATTCGGCTTGACCCGAAGACCACGGGCCGAAGCCTGTACTTCATCCCTTCTTCGAGCGTCAAGACTCCGACCCCGAAGGCGGTGTCTGGTGTGGCCACGGTCGCAGGCGTCGCGCAGGGTGTCCGCACTCTCTTCATCTACCAGACCTACAGCCTTGCAGGTCGAGAGTCTGCGCTGTCCGCTCCGGTTGAGTACAACCTCACCGATCTTCAGACCTTGACCTTCACCGCACCTGCCATTCAGCCGAGAACTGGGCTGTACCGCAAGTTCTACTTCTCTTGCCCGCAAGTCGGCATCAAGCGCCCGGTGTTGGTAGACGCCTCGGTTCCTGAAGGTGTTGACCCTTTGGGCGGTGTGACCCTGACGCCTAACCTGAGCCTCGCCACAATCTCTACCGAATCTTTTCTAACAAACACAATCCCCTACATGGCGCTTGGGCAGTACCAGCGGTTCAACCTCTGGCCGCATCCCGCTTTGGTCACCGAGTACCAAGCGCGCGTCATGGTTCTGCCGCAGCCGATGATTGAGGATGGCGACACTCCGCTGATTCCGCCGGATGCTGCGCAGGTCATCGAGTACGAGGCAACGTCCAATAACGCTCTACGTCTGGACAATCAGAGCCTCGCTCAGATGTACCGTGAGCTTCGTAATTCAGCGTTTAGACAAATGAGTCAAACGTACTTGATGCAATCTTCGGCGCCCGTCGTAATGATGAGC